GCGCGTGGTCGGGTAGGTCGGTTTCGTGTCTGCCATGGCCTTAGTACTGCGGGTAGAACTTCCCGGTGTGGGCGTCGTAAGTCCAGCAGTCCAGCACCGAAACCACGCCTGTCGACGCCGCCGCGATGTTGTTGGCGGTGGTGGTGGTGAAAGCCCCGTCCGGGATGACGCAGAATCCGCCGTAATTGAATCCCAGCGGCAGAAGGAAGCCGGTTATCGCCGCCGTGCCGGTGATGTGAAACAGCGGCCCGGAAGGCGTGACCTGGCCGGCCGCCGAAGCTACCGCCGTGGTGGGCTGCGCGGGCACGGTTTTATTCTGCCAGCCCGCCACCCACGTTCCGGTGACCGTGGAGCACAGCCATTGATTGCCGGTCACGATATTGACGAAGGGCGTCACGTAGGTGGTGGCCAGGACGCACGTCTCGTTAACCTTCGGATCTTTGTCGTAGAACTGGTTAGGCGGTCCCAGCAACAGGATGGCGCCGGAGTTGTGAGCGGCGGCGCCCCAGTGCCGATCCACCATGAAGCAAGTGGAACTGGCGCCGGCGCCGACGACTTGCATGGTCTCCGCGCTGTCCACGAAAAACATCGTGCCGGGGCTGGAGATGGTCGGCGTGTTGATCCCGGTAGCCGAAGCCACGCACACCTGGGTATCCGTCTTCAGGACGCCCGTGGCCAGGGTGGTGGTCGAAAGCGTGAACGTTTGCGCGCATGCGCAGACGGCGAAAAGGGCCGCAAGGGCCGCGGTCGAAACTAGTTTCTTCATGTTGATTGGTCCTTTCTCGGAGAGGATGCTCTCAGCGATCCTTTCAAGACCGCTGAGAGCCTTGGTCCTTGTTGGTTTACCCTTCGACGCAGCACGCCATCTCGCGGTACAGCGGCGCAAAGTCGTACAGCACATCCAAGCGATTGATCTCCTTGCGATAGACCCCGTCGAACGCGCGAATGACGGAAATGTTGAGGCCGGTCTCCGGGTCGTTGGCTTCGGTCACCAGCGCGCCCATGCCGGGCTCGGGGTTGTTCAGCTTCACGCAGACGAAGGCGAATGCGTTCTTATGCAGCAGCAGGGCTTGCGGAGACACCGCATTGGCCGCGCCGTCCATGGTGATGGCCGCGCCGTCTATTGGAATGGCGGTCACATTCTGGTACTGGCCGGAGGCCGTGAGGGCCGGAGCGACCGAGACGCCGCCCTTGCCGGTGCCATCGCTCGAGAAAGCCGCGAGCACCACGAACTGCTGCAGGTCGCCGGTCGATTGGCGGGTCTGCGGATGCACGCTGTAGACGTTGGCGATGGTGAAGCGGTCGCCCTGGTTCAGGCGCGCGGCCGCCGCGGCGGTCCAGCCGCGGGTGGACAGGATCATGGTCCCGTTGTTGCCGCCGTCCGCGCTGACTACGCCGGTGACGGTGCCGGTGGCATCCACCAGCGGGGAGCCGCCCAGCGGTCCCACGGTCCGGGTGTAGATGGTCTGGTCGCGATAGACGTTGTAGCCCAGCGAGTCCACCATCTGCCCTTGCGTCCACTGCTTGCTGATCGCGCCGGTGGGGTTATACAGGGTCTTGACGCCGTGCACGAAGGTGCTCGAAAACTTGCGATTGACGATCAGGTTCAGCTCTTCGTCCTGCGGCAGGCCTTGCTCGATGAGCAAGTCGCCGGCTTTCAGATAGGGCTGTTCGTCGACCGGGGTCGTCGCCGGGGTGCCCACGGCGTTGAACGTGTTCCAGGAGATGTACTGCGCGCCCGCGGCGTTGATGTAGGACGCCAGGGCGAGGGCGGCGGGTTTGGAATACAGCTCGCGCGCTTCCCGGATGGACAAGGTTTTCTCCACCGAATCCCAGTCGAAAGCGACTTGGGCGACTTGCGCGACCTTGACCGGGGTCACCTGGTCGGTGAGGGGCTGGGGATCGTACTTCAGCCCGGTGCTTACCGTGAAGCGGTACGGCTTGCGGACGTCGACCGACGCGCCGACCTTCATCGCCTTCTTGGCGAATTCGGGAGTGACTGCGGTGCTCATATTGCGGCACACGTTGAGTGCGCCGCCCAAGTCCATGAGCACGAGCTTGGCGAAGACTTGCGGAGTTACAACTGCGTTGGGCATTCTGGTTCACCTGTGCGCCCCTGTGGGACGCGGGTTAGTCGCGGCTGCAGAGCTTGCCCACCTCGCGCCTGAAAGAGCGCATGTCGCACTTTTCCAGATCGACGGTGGCCGGTTGGCCGGCGCCCACCGACGTGGGAGGTTTAGGCAGCCTTGCTTTTGCCGCGGGGGTGGTTGTGTTGGAAACCGGGGCGGAGAGTTGCGCTTCGAGCTTGCCGAGTTCGCGGGCCAGGGACACTTGCGTCTTGCACTGCCCCATGCGCGCGGCCTCTTCCGGATGCTGGTGGAGGTACAAAACCATCTCCGGGCCGACAGGCGATTCCTTGATCAGATCCGCTACGCCTGCCTGCGTTACCTTGGGGCCGATATTCTGGATGGCATCCTCGAAATCGGCGTTGTCTTCGGCGAAGGCCTTGGACTTTTGCTCCCAACTGCTATGCAGGGTCTGGGCCTGCGCCTGGCGCTCGCGGGTCTGCTGCGCACGCTCGCGTTCGCCGGCTTTCCAGTCGGTGAGCTTCTCGACGTAGTCCAGCTTGGCTGCTTCCAATTCCTCCCAGGTGCCGGTCCATTTGGAAGGGTCGGGAGGGGCGGGCTTGGTGGTAGCTGTGGCTGGTTGCGCTTCGGCGACGGGTTGGGCTGCTGGGCCAGGCGGCGTACTTTTCGCTGCCAGCTCCCGTTCGGCCTTTTCCGCCCTTTGACGCGCTTCGTCGCGTTGCGATGCGAGTTTGCGAAAACGTTTGTCGATCGCGCTCTCGTGCTTCTCTTCCGGTTTCTCTACTGCCGCTTCTGAGGCGGGCTTCGTTTCCGGCACGCCTTCGACGGTCTTTTCATCGGAGGCAGCCACAGGTGTATCGGTCGTTTCGGCTACAGGTTCCGCAGCCGGTTCCTCCGACGCCAGGAAGGTGCGCAGATCCGATATGGAGGGATCGGCGCTCAATGGCGCAGGAGTGCTTACAGTCGTTTCTTCAGTCATGTTTCCTTTCGGGAATGGTGCTCTTTTCGGGGTTTTGAGAGCCCGCGCTCTTTACTGCTGAGGCTGTTGCTGAGGTTGCTGCTGCTGCTGCGCCTGTTGCGCGGCCGCGGCGGAGGCCTGCTGGTCGGACTGTTGAGTGAGTGCGTCCGCCGAGGCCTGGTGCTGCTGTAACGCGAATTCGTGGCTCCGGTCCATCTGGCTATCGACCAGGTCCCGGGTATGTTGGATGGCGCCGATTTCCTGCTCGAGGCGCGCGATGGCGCTCTTGACGCCGGCATTCAATTCGGCCACCCGGATCTCAGCCTGGATCTGCATCCGTTTGGTTTCTTCCTGGAGCTGCGCGATTTTCAGGCGCGCGTCCACCTCGGGCTGTTTCGACGCGAGCTGCTGCTGGAGGTCCAGGATCAGGTTGTGCTGCGTCACCGTCATCTGGTGCGCCGCGGCCATAGCCTGCTGTGCCTCGGGAGGAAGCTGCGCGCCGGGCTTCTGCGGCTGCAGCGCCGGCGGGAGAGACTTCTCATAGCGGTCGGCGATCTCTTCCGAGCCTGGCGCGTCCAGGTTGCGGAACAGGATGTCGCCGGCTCTCCCCATGAAGGTGGGATCCGCGGAAGCGATCTGCGAGTAAGTGTCGAAGGCCTCTTCCCGCTGACTCGTATAACTCGGTCCCGTGGACACCGCCGCGGCGTATTCCCCCACGTCCATGCGGTGATGCACCGTCTCGCCGGTCTCCTTGTCGAGGTAGGGCTTGGCGGTGTTGACCCGCACCACGCGCGTCTTGCCGTCTTCGGTCCGGACCGGGACGTTCTTCTCGCCGCTGTCCAGTTTTTGGATGAGCGCCAGCAGGATGCGGCCTATCGTCTTCCGCGTCCTGGCTTCGTTGCCTTGGAAGTGATAGTTCGCGTTGTCGCTTTGTTTTTTGTTGCGCTCGATGGCGATGCCCGAAACTTCCTGATTTGCCGGCCTGCCCTGCGCCGGATCGAACATCCCCATGCAGGCCTTCATGGCGTCGACCGCCTGGTTGTAGCCCATCACCAGGGCCTGAATGGGAGGCTCCACTGCCTCGCGCTCCGGCGGCGGGATAGGCCTGCCCTGCTCGTCGTATGCGTTGTACGGAACGACTGCCCTGGCTTCCTGGTTGATCTTTTCCCAGATCTCTTCCAGGCCGTCGATGGAACCCACCGGCGCTTTGTAAGGGTTCTTGGGCGCCGCGGCGATGAACTCGGCGATGTTCGAAATGTACAGGTTGATCAGCCGCTGCGGGTCCTTGGCCTGCCGGATGAGCGAGTAGGTGCGGGTGATCCCGTCCACCACCTGCTGATCGCCCCACTGCGGGACGATGCCGAAATAGGGGACCACCCATTCCGTCTCGTCCAGGATTTGCGCGCCGTCCAGGATGTACTGGTAGATCACGACGTCGTCCTCTTCCCACGGGTCGACGCTCTCGTCGACCAGCTCGGGGGCGGCTTCGTCTTCCCACCTGGTCTGCTTGTCTTTCAACTGCACCATGCGGCGGGGCTTGTGCTCTTTCTTCCAATACTCCGCGACCTGGACTTCCTCGCCCGCCTTGCCGGTGCCGAACCATTCCGGCGCGGGGCATTCGCCGCTCGAGAAAAAGTTAGCCTGGTTGGCCAGCGTGTCTTCGCCGTAGAGGCGCTTGTGCTCGTCCTTCGAAATGTTGGTCGTGACGAAGCAATAGTCCGCGTCCTGGCAGTCATAGCGCTTGGCCGGGCCAAAGAGCACGGAGAACTGGTTCTTGATCGGTTCCAGCCACGCTTCCTGCTCGCGCGATTTCGGTTTGTACTTCGTGGTCACCCGGATGAAAGCGCGGCCCGAGGTGACCTGGTGCTTCCTGGCGGTATCGTAGACTTCGTCGGAATCCGACTCATATTCGATGTGCCGGATGCGCCCCTGCAGCATGTCGGAGGTCTTGGGGTTGCCTCCGTCGAGCGGGGTGATCCGGATAGCCGGCTTATCCTGCCGGCCGCCATTCACCACTTGCGCGATGAAGGTGGGCAGGCGGTTCTCGGTCAGGATGGGACGGTGCGCCGCCTTGCGTTGCTCCAGCGCGGCCTGGCTCCATTGCGAAGATCCGCCGCCGTCGAGGGGCGTGGCTGCCGCGAACCTGAGATCGTCGAGAGCTTCCTCGCGGTCGATCTGGTCCGCCGCTAGGGCATAGGCGTGGCGCTCGCGCGCTTCTTTCAGGAAGTCGTCGAGCTCGGCGGGAGAAACGGTCGGGGATTTGAACATCGAGTCACTGCCAGGTGGGACTGAAGACTAAGTACCAAGCGATCTGCCTGCCCGCTTCCATGGCTGAGAAGCCCAGGGCCTGCAGCATGTCCGGGAGGATCAGCCAGTAGTAGCGGTCTCTGGCCACGTTCAAGTGATCCGCGATGAGACTATGCCGCATTACTTCTCTTTGGGCGGGTTCTCGTGCGCCGCCAACAGCGAAGCCACGTGAGCCGTCGCCCCCGCCGCGTCGGTAAACACGTTGCGCTGAGGCTCCGGGTACGCCGGGTTGGGATTCCCTTTGCTCGCCGCAACTGGCTCGTGATGCGCGGTCACCATATAGCCGTTGGTGGCCGGCTCGATGCGCACGTGATCCAGGTCGCCGCGGGGAGAGAGCTTGGGGGCGTTCCCCTTCAGCGTCTTGGCCAACAGGGCGTTGGGCGATTTCAGAGTCGGAGGCACGGTGACGTTCATTTTTTGTTTTTCCTTTGTCAGCCCATCCATGCGTAGGCGCCGGAGGACTGCGGCCGCTGCGCGCGCTGCGCTTCTTTCGGTTTCTGGGGAGGCTTCAGTGCCACGCCGGCATACCTGAATGCGTCTGCAGCGTGACTGGCGTCGTCGTGCAGCGGCTCGCGCGTGGCCGTGCCCAGCGTCTCGATCTCGCCGTACCTGTACCTGCGCAGGTACTGGATGCCCTGGTCGCACTTGCCGGCGTCGAACCAGGACTGCGGGAAGATGGTCCGGCCGGCGTTGATGCCGTCCGCGACGCTCAGCATCGGCACGATCTGTACCTTGCGGCCGGCGGCGCGCATCAGGTCCTCGATCGACTTGCCGGTGCCCAGCGACTTCGCCCGCGCGTCGTGCGGCAGCCAGTCCGTGCCGTACAGATAGGGCCTGTCCTGAAGCAGCTTTAAATAATGGGTCAGTGGCTCGTGCGAACCATCGACGAAGTCGATGAAGCGATACTCAAACGGAAACCGCTGCACGAACCAGATCGCCGTATAATCGCCCCAGCCCAGATCCCAGAACGTCTCGACCGGGCGCGACGGATCGTAAGGCACCCTGCCGGTGAGCCGCCCTTCCTTCTCAGCGGCCGCGATCTCTTTACCGTAGACCGCGCCCTTCAGAGCCGACTGACAGGAACCTCCGTAAATGTGATCGAAGGTCTCCCGGTCGGTCACTTTCAGCAGCTCGATCTTGCGCCGCGACGTTTCGCTGAGCCAGAGGTTGTCTTCATAGCTGGTGCGCACCAGCAGAGTGCCTGGTGGAGGATTCAGCACCCACCGGGTGTACGTGTCGTCGCTTGGGAGCTGCGGGTTGAAGGTGATCCAGATCTCCGATCCTTCCGTGCGGATCGTGGGGATCACCACCTCCCAGGAATTCTTGGAGACGTTTCCAGCCTCCTCGACCCACACTCCGTTCAGACCCTCGTACGACTTGATCTCAGCGACGTTGTGCCGCAGGCCCGCGAAGACGAACTCGCTGATGCCGGGCCGGTCGATCGACTGGCCGTACATGCCGAGCTGGTGCTGGACCGTGCCGATGATTCTGGCCTTCTCGACCCGGTAATAGCCGCCCAGGTTGAGCCGCAGAATCTGCTCGCTCAGCAGATGGTGGACCGATTCCGCGATGGACTTCTGGGTCTCGCGCGCGCAGAGGAAACGGACTTTATTCTGCGCGCCCAGCGCCAGCAATGCCTGCGCTACCGACCAGCTCTTAATGCCGTCGCGGCCGCCGAAAATGACTTTGTAATCGTGCGGGTCAAGCAGGCCGCGGAGTTTCTTCGGGAAGTCTACTCGCATTCGATAAGCCGGTCGTCGCGTCCACGAAGACCAGCTCGAGCCTGCTCTCGATAGGCGCCCCGTCTTTGCCGGTCAGCTCCACCTTGCGTCCGTATTTTTCCGGCATGGCCCCGCGCAGCAGAAACTGACGCGCGCCCAGGTCGAAACGCCGCACGGCGCCGCAGGCTAGGCCCTGGTAGAAAACCGGTTCGAGCCAGCCTTCCACGGCACCTTCCACGGCCTTGGCCTCCAGGAAGCCGGCCGCCACCACCTGCGCCCGTTCGAATGCGGCCGCGTACTTGGGATATTTCTCCAGCCACACGTAATGGCGCCGGGGGCTGCAGCCCGCCGCCGCGGCCGCCTTGGTGATATTGCAGTTGGTGCGGTACGCCGCCAGGAAGGCCCGCGCCTTGATGACCGTGGCCGTGCGGGGCTTGTCAGCCATGCTTTCCGCGTTCCGCGGCCAGCTCGTCGAAGGCGCGGCCGTCGCCATCCAGGACCGCCTTCTTGCCCGAGATATCCTGCCAGCGACGCACCACCACGTCCACATACTGCGGCGAGATCTCGAGGCCGAAACAGGGCGCGCGCTTCTTGCGCACGTAGACACAAGCCTCGTGCTGGTCGGTGTAGTGAAACGCCTTCAGGACCGTCTGCCCTTCGAACGCGATGTCGGCCGGACTTTCGCCGGCGACGTCCCCGCCCAGCCAGGCGGCGCCGTCCTTGCGCACGTACCAGCACGGCTCATGCTGATACCAGTAGTGCGTGCGGGTGAGCACCGTGCGGCCCTTGTTCCAGATGATCTGCTGGGGATAGAGGAAGCCGATGCGCAGCAGCCCCTCCAGGACCTCGCGCGTGAACACGCTGGCGTGCCACACGTAAGCCACCTGGATGCCGGGAACCAGAGCGAAGGCCTCCGACCAGTCCGCCCGGGTGTCTCCCGAGATGGTGGTCTCTGTGTGGCCCTTGGTTCGCTTCTTCTTCAAATAGCTGGGCTGTGCAGGTCCGCAGCCGTTGAGCCCGGCCCGATCTCGCCACTCCGAATCCAGCGAAATGCCGTATGGCGGGTCGGTCACCATCAATAACGGAACTTTCTGGCCCTCCAGGAGACGCGCCACAGCGTCCGCGCTGCAGGAGTCGCCGCATAAGACCCGGTGCCCGCCACAGAGCCACAGATCGCCAGGAACGCTAACCGGAACGGCCGGAGGCTCGAGCACCTGGTCCGGATCGCCCGTGCCAGTAGACTCGCCGGCGGCAGCCAGAAACTGGTTAATCTCGCGCTGCTCGAAGCCGGTGAGCTTCAGGTCGAGATCCATGGCCGAGAGGTCGAAGATCTCCGACGCCAGCAGCTCCTCGTCCCACTCGCTGTCGTCCTGGGAGCGATTGTCCATCAGCCGGTACGCCTTGGCCTGCGCCTCGGTGAGATCCTTCGCCACATGCACCGGCACCTCGGTCAGACCGAGGGAGATGGCCACCTCGCGCCGCTTGTGGCCGGCCACGATTACCCCATCCTTGTCGACCACGATGGGCTGGCGCCAGCCGAACTCTTTAAGCGAGGCCGCGACCTTGGCGACCGCGCGGTCGCTGGGCTTGCGGGGATTCTTCCCGTATGGCTGCGGTTTCGAGACCGGCCAGATTTCGATGGCGAGTTTTAGTGGGGGTGTTTTCACAGGGTTAAGTGTTCCGAAATGGAACGTGACTCTTTACGTCTTCAGCAGCTCGGCGATGTCGAGCTGCCAGAACCTGGATTCCATCTGCATCTCCGAGACTCTCGCCTTGAAGCGGTCGCGGAAGGCCATCAAGTTGGAGTGGAGCTGCGCGTTGGCTTGCCGGAGCTCGGCGTTCTCTTGGGCCAGCGAGAAGTCGAGGCCGCGCAGTGAGTCGACCTGCTCCTTGAGGCTCGACGCCAGCTCGGCGTAGTCGTTACGGCTGTTGATGGCGCGCGCCGCCAGGTCGGCGGTCTCTTCGGCGGCCGCGATCGCGCGGGCTGCTTCAGCCGCGAGGTTCAGGTTCTCTTTTTTCAGTTGGTTTAGGGTCGTCATTTTTGGTTAGGTCCAACACTGGCGCGCCCCGCGGCGGCCGGCATTTCCGGCGTGGCGGGTTTGTAGTCGTACTTCAGTGCGCCTTGCGACTGACTCTCGACAAGGTGCTCCAATTCTGAGGCGGCGCGCTCAATGTCCATCTCTCCCGAGCGCAGCAGCTCTGCGACACTCGCCAGGATGGTGGCGCAGTTCACGCATTGCTTGCAGCCGATATCGGGGGCGCAGCTTAGGACGGCTTGAGGCGTCACTCCCCGTACCAGCGCGCCCATTGGAGCAGCGCTTCGGTTTCGTCGTCCGACTCGGGATAGCGCATCAGTCGCCGCCCTTCTCGCCGCGCTGGCCGCGTTGGCCCGTTTCGCCGCGTTCGCCTGGTGCGCCTGGTGCGCCTGGTGCGCCTGGTGTGCCTACGCCGTCGAGGAACCGGTCCAGGCGGTTGCGGACGCGCTCCAACTCGATCTTCAGGTCGGCGCGCATGCGCTCCATCTCCGCTTTGACGTCGATCAGTTGCGTCGACACCGTGCCGATGATGTCGGTTTTAGCCCTCAGCGACGCCACGTCTTTCTCAAGCGCGATGACGCGCTCTTCCCGCTGGCTCCATTCGCGCTCCTGGCGGTTGGAGAAACGGATCGCCGCGACCAACAGCACGATCAGGTTGACGGTCGGGGCGACGGCCGCCAGCCAGAAGTGCCAATCGTTCATGAGCTACGGCTTTACGGGAAAGCTGGTGGCGTCGGCCGAGCCGGGAAATGTGGGGGCGGGAGTAGCCAGCGCCGCGGAGACTACTGCATTAACGGCCGCCTGGTGCGCGGCGGATGCGGCCTTGATGCCGGCGATGAGCCCTTCGACGGCGGGAAGTTCCGCCTCCGCGAGTTGCAGGATGAGCGAGATGAGGTTGAGCCAGATCATGGTTTTTCCTTTGTCGTAAAATGGGCACCACTGAATGGTGCGGCAGCCGTGGCAGTCGCGCGCTTTACCGTGCGCGTAAAAGCCCGGCTGACTCGCGCGGAAAATCAAGCAGCGCCCGGCGCGCGGGAAGTCCGCGTTGGTGGTCATTCAGGGTGTGCTGGTGAAACCCGCGTACAAACAGCCGCAGCCGGTGCAGATAAACAACCGGGCGCCGGGTATCACCTCGCCGCGAAAGGCGCCGTCCGGCGAGCCCACCGGCATGGGCAAGTTCGGCTCGCTGCCGATCATGCCGCACACCGGGCAGGTGGGGAGATTGGTAGTGCCCCACATGCGCGTGTTGGTGAGCGTGCGGACCGGGGGGATCCAGTTCTGAGCCTTCAGGCCGATGGCGGCTAGAATGCCGGCGAACCAGGCGCGCCGGTTAGGCTGCATGCCTTTGCTCAGGCAGTGGATGTCCTATGCCGCGATTTTGCCAGGCGATCCGTAGCGCCTGTTTGATCGGCGCCATGGCTGTATGGCCGCGCGCGACCTGCCAGGCGCTGATGGAGTGGCTGCCGAAATATTCGTGCAGCGGATAGAGGCCCTCGTCGAGGAAGGCCTGCCCCAACTTGCGCATCACCTTGTAGACCGAATCGTAAAAGTACTTCTTGTCGTTCGGTCCCACGATGGAACAACACTCGTAGAAGGGCCGCTCCGCGATCAAGTGCTTGGTGAAAATGTTCCACTCGGCCGCATCGAGCGCGCGCCTGGCCACCAGGCCGAAGTCCGCGCAATACTCCGCGGATTTGTTACCGGCCATAAAGCCCAAGCCGTTGCCCGGTTCGAGCGTCGTGCAGCTCGCCCCCATCGCCATCAGTTCGGATTGCAGCCGGTAGCCGGCCAGGCACGCGCGGAAGACCGCTCGCAGCGCGCACTGGCATGTGACGATTCCCCGCTCGCCGTTGCCGGCTTTGGAATGCTGCCCATATCCATGGCAGAGGGGGCAAGAGATGCGCGCCAGGGCCAGCGCCACGCCATCGCGTTGGGTATCGGGCGTCATTGCAGGTTAGTGGTCTCTTGCGGGCTAAACTCTCGGGAGTCTCGCGGGCCGGAGCCGGATGACGGCGCCGTCTCGCGGCAGTGGGGCCGGTCTTCGAGACTCCCGCACTCCCTGGGGGAGATCGGGATGCCGCGCTGCTGGCAATGGCGTTCGATGCAGGCGACGCAACCCGGATCGTAGGGCCGCGGACCTTCGGCCATCAATCGCAGGCGCACCAGGTGGCTGCGGTTGCGCGCGCCCGTGCGGGCATACACCTCGGAGACGTAGCCTCTCACGGTCCGCTCGGACAGTTGCATGCGCTCGGCGATTTCGCCGTTGGTGAGACCCTCGGCCACCAGATCGGAGACCTTGCGAAGTTGAGGACTGAGTACCGTCACAAAGGGAGTGGTTTATCCGGTTAAATCTTCGCTCACTACGTGCAACCGGCGATCCGTCCCCATGGCCACGATATGGCGCGCCGGGAGATCCAGGACGATGCAGCCTTCCGATGCGTTCATGTCTCCGATGAAGCGCCGCCCGTGCATGGCGAATCCCGAGCGGCCGAACATTTCGTTTTCCGGGTCGGGCTCGAGTTCCATCGTCTCGGGTCCCAATCTCGGATGATGGTAGGCCTGCCCCACGGTGTACCAGCCGACAGGCAGCGGGCCGACGTTATGCACGTCCTGCATGCCCGGATTGTTCAAACCCGGTCCATTTCCCGCGTAGCCAATGCCGATGGTCGCTTGTTTGTCGGTGGAGAGCTGGCCGGTGTCTTGTGCGTAGATCATGCCGCAAGTCTCTCGCGCAGTTTCTCCAGCGCGATCTTTTCGATCTGCGAGATGCG